AATGTACCAAGATTGCCTTCTGTTGGATCGAATGTAGCATCTGCTATACCACCAGCTAAAGTTTGTCTAAATAGATTAGCGCCCTTACTTATTCCACCTGCTGCACCAAATACAGACATAAACTGTGATAGACCTCTAACTACGCCTTCAGTAGCAGAATCTGGATTTGATTGTAGAATCTGTGGAACTTTAATCCAATCTTCTTCTTTAAAGTCTCCACCAACAGCATTAGTAAAGTCTCTTGCTAGATTTAAAATACCATTAGGGGTATCTTCTACAATACCACTAACCATACCTTTGACTATTGGGTTTTCTTCCCTAGAACCTTTAACAAATGGTGCAAGGAATGGCCATACTATTTTTTGACCTGATTCTGGCAACATATCCCAACCTTGTTCAATCAGTGACTTTTCTGGCTCTTGTGTTTCTGCTTTAGTCGTAGCAACTTCTGGAACAGAGCCAGTGACTTTAAATGCGTAAGGGTCAGTTAGTTCTATTTCTTCATCAGCTTCTTCAACTTTTTCATCAACAACACCATCAGGTTTACCCCAAGTCATTAAGTCTCTTTCATTGCGTTGTTGTAATGTATTAGCATATCCTGCCATTACATCATCACTAGCCATCATATCTTCTATTGCCATTGCTTTAATTTTTCTAGTTGTGACATATAAGTTGCTTTATCAATACTTTTGTTTTCAAATTCAGTATACAAAAACTCTTTCACTTTATTTATATCGTGATTATCACTTGTTCCAGGCCAATTAGCTGGCCATACTTTAGCAGTTGATACTTGTTGATTCTTTTGTGCTTCTTTGTATCTTGCTTTAATCTTATCCCACTCAATCAATAATTCGTTCTTAGTGCGGATAGTAACGCCAATATTATCTTGCAATTCATCAACATCTCTACGTATTTGTCTAGTTATCTCATTATCAATGCCAGTAATACCAAATTTTCTAAGTATTGGGTCGGTTTGTTCATCTGCAAATTGATTAATCTCAGCATAAATAATCTTTAGTCCTCTTTCAAATAATTCATCAACTTCTTTATCAGCTCTATTTAAAAACTCTCTCATTGAGTCTGTGCTTAACTTAGTTTGATTATTAAGGATTTTTTGTTTCAACATATACTTAGACATACTTGGGTCAGCAAAGTCTTGTTCTAGTTGATATATGAAAGATGTATCATCTCTAAAGTCTTCTCCGTTACGGATACGTTCTTTTGCATCTGCACGTTGTTTAGCTGTTAATTCACCCTTAGACCATAATTCATCAATCTGTTGATAAGAGATAGACCCTGGTTGTGTAATCATCTGATCAATCAAACCAAAATAATTATTGTTTTGTGCTTTCTCTAGTTCTTCATCTGCAATTCTTTGTTCTCTATCTAGTTTTTTATTAATGTCATCAATATGGCTAGATGCGAAGTCAATAACTTTTTGTCTATCTTCTAATGTGATTGTATCTTCTGGAAATAACTGCATAAAGTAATTCTCAGCAAAGAACTTATCTGGGTCTAATAATAAATCCATCATAAATTTACTATCAGTGCCTTTGTCTCTTTCTACTTTAATTAAACTGGTAAATACACCTTGAAGTAAGTTTTGTTTCATTTCATCACGCAACTTATCTTTATTTGCTGGTGTCATATTGTGTTTAGTCACCAAACTATCAAGTTCTTCATTCATAGTAATGAAATCATCAACTAATGATTCTGTATAAAACTGACTTGCGCTACCATCAATATCAATACTACCATCTGTAATGCCTTCAATATAACTACCAAATGTCTCATTCAGGTTATTTGTGTAAGTTTCTATATTGGTTTTCTTAGTATTGATTGCATCAGCGTTTATTTTCTTTTGATACCTCTTATAGACATCAGTGCCTTTCATCGCAAATTGGTACACTATCTTTGATTTGGCATCTGCTTTTAATCGATCAGGTACATTCTCTAAATAAGTATTAGTAAAATCTTCTTCTTCTTTTTGGAATAAATCGTAATCCGTGCCTACTGTGTTAGAGATTCTTGATGATTCTTTAATAGCGTCAGCATTTACACTTGCTATGAATGCCTTATCTTGTGCTAATTGTTCTTTATCTGCTTTTGCTTGAAATGTTTGAGCAAAACTTAACAATGTATTAGATAACTGCTCATAACCTCTTGCTTCAGTCAAATCAACTTGGCCTGATTTAGGTGTATATCTTGCTTCGTATCTTGGTAATCCGTTTGCCATTAGACTTCTATGTTGCTCCCAATAATTGAACCTGCTTTAACCCAACCACCTACGACTGCTTGCTGCCCTGCAACATTTAATCTAGTAATGGTTCTACTTGTAGATGCTAAATCAGAACCTCGATCTAACATATATTCATTAACTGATTCTTTTGCAATTGCTGTTGGTGTGCCACTTGCAAAGTCAATTCCACGACCTGCAAAGATAGCTCTTTGTGCTGCTTGAACTTTTCTAAGATTCTTTAATCTTTGTAATTCTCTTTCTTTTGCTGCAAATTCTTCCGCATCAGCTTGTTGTTTCATTGCTTGTTCTTGTGCATATCCAGAACGAATAGAATACATAGCCGATAGACCTTGTAGTCCATAACTAAGTGCTTGTAGTCCAGTAATACTTGTACCAAACAGACCTGCGGTTGCACCTGTAGTAACTGCTGTAGTTGCTGCTGTAGTAGCTGCTGTAGTAGCTGCGGTTGAAGCCGCTGATGTTAATGCTAATGTAGCCATTATCCTGTCGCCTGTATTTCTAGGGTTAAACCTAACAATGTCATTGGCATTGGGTCAGTCTGAGTCACTGTTACTTGTGATGTTCTCGAATAACCTAGCATTGGCATCGTCTTAATTCCTGTAAATATCTCTGGTGCAGTTCCTAGTACTCCAGAACCAAAACCTCTGTTTGGTAGTGGCTTATCATTAATCTTAATACCTGATGATTCATATAACTGCGCTGATACTTTTAAAATACGTCTTCTTTTCGCATTTATAGGCCCAGACTGGAATGTCACATTAACAGGCATTGTTGTAATTGTAACATTAAAGTTAAGACCAACTTCTATACTTTCTCCCGCTCTAGCAAGTGTTATCGCACCAGATGACGGAGTTGCATTATCCATCACCGAACCATCTGCTCTGACTCTGCATTCTTCGCCATCTAAGTGATCGAGTCCACTGACTGCTGTAGATGCTGGACTGTTTGTTACCTGTACTGCTGAATCTGTATAGTAATCATTATCTAATGCCTCAATGAAATAAACAGTTGAACCATCTATCTCACGTTCTATAAAGAAATAAGGTATGTCTTCTACTACTGCAACATCTTTAAATGTCCCAGCAGTTGTGTATCTTGACCAGGCAGTTACTTTCTCAGCACGATTTGTAATAAATGTACCTACTGTGCCATCACCATTGACTACGAATAGATAATTACCCTCGTTATTAACATCTCCAGTTTGTGCTGCCATAGATACTGGGTCATTAGTAATATGAGGGGCAAGCAAATTCACTTCGTTTGAGACATACGAATCTTCCGTATAGGTGAATAAAAACTCACGAATCTGCTTACCATTCCTTTGTACGAATACTGTTGCACCATCAACATTGATAGGTTTTACACCTTCTAGCGTACCAAATTTAGTTTGTCTTCTTACTCGTATGTTTGACGGTGTCACAGCTGTATCGGCTGCTTCTGGAACAAAGAACTCACCACCAGATGTAAATACTTGTAAATGTCTTCCTGAGATAAGATGATAAATTGCGTTTACTTCATCTGTATCTAGTGTAATATCAATCGAGTCATCATCATCTCCAGTACCTCTATCGAAGTTATAGAAGTCACCAATGACTGAACCCCATAGTGATTGAGGTCGTTGTGTTGAGTTTGAGAACCATAATCTAGCATCGTGGAATGTAACCGCACCAGGCCAACCATTAGTGTTTGACCATACAGGTTCTTCTAATAACGAATCAACTCCAGAAATATCATTGTCGTTTGTAAATTCTTGCAGTAATGTACCTGAGATATATTGTGAACCAGATGTAGTTGATACAGTCTCTATTCTAATAACACCACCATTACCTTCATACATACCACCAACGTGGTCGTTTGTCACTGGATTAGCACCAGTAATATCAACCCTTGCAGTGTCACCAACAACATAATTTGATGCGTGTGGTGTAAATGTAGCACTATCGTAATCTTGATTAAAATCAAATGTAGGTTGATAAACAAAAGATATGGAACTAATTGTCCAAGTGCTGTGTGAACCACCTCTTACAATCGTTCTTGGTACATAATCATTATGAGCAATAATTAATGTATCAGCTGATTGAGTATGTGAGAACTCTTTAATTTCTGTTGCATTCCAAGGTGTAGTCAGATAATCATTACCAGAACCATTGATATCAGTCTGTAATACACCATCTTTATAGACATACATCTTAGTATTAACGAAGACAAGTAAATATGTTTGCGTGATATTGAACTGAAATTTTACTAATCGGACTTCACTTTCAGTTAAAGTATCGATGTATTTAAGTCCTGGTCTTCTTTTCACTCCACCTTGACCTAATACTAGTGCATTAGTCATTTCTTCAGCACCCTTGGTGTAACCATCATAGTCTATGCGGGCTGCAAGTCTAGGGTCTAATTCACCTGCTGTGAAAGATGATTGTGATGCGACTGCCTTAGGCATTAGTACCTCGCATTAATAAGTGTAGAACCTTCTAACAATCCTGGAGCAATAGATGGTGTAGATTGTGAATCGACTGTCTTTGCTTTTTGTAGTTGTCTCTCTGTCTGAGTCGCATAATACTCTGCTTTAGTAGATGATTCTGTTACTGGTATAGCAAATACTGATGCCAGTTTTAATTCAAGTAATTCGGTGAAATATGCAGGCAAGAATGTTTCGTCTGGTTTATATGTGTAATCAAGAATCATTGTCTTCTGGTTTGAATACAGTTGATCTGCATAGATTTGGAAATCATCGTTTCCTGCATCAACGTGTTGCGCTACTAAGAAATCAGCTGGTAATTGATACGCATAATCCCACTGGTTCGTGGGAGTCGCTGTTAGTCTTGATAGTGTTGCCTTGGATGATGCAAATCTCCAGGGATGTAATGTTAATAGATTCTCGTACGTTAATTCGTATAGGTTAGATGCCACTAAAGCACCATTTGAATCTTCAGTAAATGAAGTAATTGTGTTCTCACCAATCAATAGTAATGCTTTAGAACATATATCAATCTTAGTAAAGTTTTGGACTGATGCCATATTTACCTCTTTTTAGAAGGGCCACCCGAAGATGACCCTAAGTTTGCTATCTATTAAGATGCAGCTACGTTGTACAATCCTTGGATTGTAACAGTTGTACCATCGTTTGCTGTTACCCAAGTAATTTCCATAGTGTCTGAACCATCAGCATCAAGATGAATGAACATCATATCGCCAACGTTTAAGTCACCAGCTAAGTCACCAAAATAGTTTGAACCTTCTGCTGTAGCTTCAGTGTCATTCGTTCTATATGTATAGATACGAGGTGCATCTGAGTTTGCAGTTGAAGGCCCAGATAGGTTTGCTAATGTAAATGCCATTTGTTATTCTCCTATATTAAGCTTCGCTAACTTGAACTTTAACAACGCCAGCAGTATCAATAGTTGCTGCACCAGCCTTGTACTTACCAAGAGATAACCAAGAAGTTTTCTCTGGAATGTAGTTCACTTCAGTTGAAATATCTAAACCAATAGCACAACCAACTGCTGACTTGTGGAAAGCAAAACAGTCACGGATGTTAGATGCTACTGTAAGACCACCTTCAGAACGAGTCTCCATCATAATGAAGTTGAAACCCATATAAGTGTTAATCTCACCAGACTGTAACGCACGAACTGTAGCGTAATCTGCTGAAGTTGCCTTCTCTTCATTCAATAAGTCAGTGATAGCCGCTGGAGATACAACGATGAATCTCTCACTCATTGGAACGCCATTGTCATTTAGTGCTTCTGCTGCTTCTGTTAGCTTAGCAATAGTAAGACCTGTTGAGCCGTGTGCAACAGTATCGCCTGCTGACATAGCATCAATGATTAGTTGGTCTGCTCTACGACCCATAGCACCAGCAATAGTAGTTGCTAGTTCTCTACGCTCGTCAAAGTTTACCTCTGCTGCATCAAAGATGTCTGTGTACTCACCTGCTACCCAGTTCTGTAGAGTAACTGGTACTTTAGTGTGAGTGATGTCCATAGGTGTTACATCAGTCTGACTCGCCTTCTGGTTAGCTAGACCTTTACCCATAGTACGGAAATTATAAGTATCACCAACAACACCTGTTCTTAAACGAACACCATTGCGGAGTTTACCTGCTGTTTGGAATGCGTGCTTTACTTCTGCGTCAAACTGAGCTGAAGCTGCACTTGATAAATTGATCGACATAAGTCTTTCTCCCTAAATTAAAAAAAATTTTATCTTTTCTCGATTCAGGTGACCATTATTGGGCTGAATCTAGCGTTCTGAGTACGCTTTAAACTACCAATAAGGGTCTAAAAGAGTGTCCTTATGCCGATTATAACATCAGTTAAATTTTATTTGCAATAACTTTATGAACGAATTTCACTCTGTGGTTGTGTGCCATAGAACTCTCTGAACTTCGCTTCTACTTCTTTACGATAACTAGGTGATGATTCATACCTTGGGTCTGCTACCATCTCTTGTAATCTTGCAGCTGTTAATCCGCTTGCTGGTTTAGCAGTATCTGGTGCTGAGACTTGTGTCTCTCTAGTCATTCCTCTCATCTTTTCAAGTAGTTGGAAACCTTCAGCTGTTGTAGCTAATGATTGTAGTGTTTCAAACTCATTCTCATTTAAGTTTGCTCTACCCCACTTAACCATAGATTCGATTCGTGTACTTGCATCAGGGCCAATACGTTTGATTTCAGATTCAACATCTGGTGCTTGTTCCATTACATTGTTTACATACAAACTAAGTAGTTCAGTATGCGCTTCTTGTGATAGACCAGCACTTGTTGCCCACTCATTAAATTGTTCTAGCATCGGGTCACCTTCTGGTATTTCTGCTTCAATACCTTCTGGCATTACCACTTCATATCCGTTCTCTGGTGCGCCTGTAAAAGAACCTAGTTTAGATTCTAGTCCTGCGTATGCTTTCGCTTGATCGGCAACAGTCTTATACTTACTTGACTTAAACCATTCTGGAGCATCACCAGAACCTTGTACTTCATCTGCTAACATCCAGATTTGTGACTCTGGACTTTCTACTGCTTCAGTTGTTTCTTGTTCTGTTTGTTCAACAGACTCTTCTAAGATTGAATCTTCACTCATCATAGTCTCCTATATATTCACCTTTTTCTTGACGTATGATAGCCATCTTAATCATTCGTATCATACTATTCTGACCCTCTCTGTAATATCCTTGACCTTCAGTTTGTCCAGGAACACAGACAGGTGCTTTGACGTATCTCTCTTCAAGGAAGTCTAAGACTTTCTTACCGTCTTTAGTCTTAAATACTTTTGCTATCAGAGCATCAAAATCTTTTTGTTTATCAATCATCCAAGTTGTTGCATTGCTTGTTGAGCTAATTCTGGGTTCTGTTGTGCTGCCTCAGCTAATGCTGCTGCTTGTTGTTGCTGCATCATTTGTGCTTTTAGTTCTTCTCTTTCTTTCTCATCTCGAACTAATGACTTATCAACACCCAGTAACTTCGCAATGTGTTCTGGTATTGCTTCTAATTTCAAACCGATTTGTACTGCTTCTGGGCCTGCCATACCAGCAAACTGTACGAACTGTGCAAGTTTATTAACCTCATCCATATCTTGCTGTTGTGCAAGTGGAGAGATAACTTTAATCTCTACATTCTCATCGCCCACTTTAATTGGTGCTACTAATCCTTCATTCTTAAGAATCTCGTATGCACGCTTGACTAACTTATTAATAAACTCGATTTGTAGTCTTCCGAATGAAGAACCGATGTCACTCATTAACTCTTGTTGTCTGATTGATATTTCTGTTGCTGACTTTGTTGGGCCTGCAACTGGGCCTAGTTGTTCGTGGAATAATGCTTTCTTAATGTTCTCTCGTAAGTCACCTAAAACTAATTCTGATACATTGAAGTTACCACCAGACTGTAATGGTTGTAATGAACCTTGTGATGCAATCGGAACAATAGCACCAGGCTTAATTGATATAGTCCAAGGGTTAAGAACACCATCATCGACAGCAGTATAAATACCTGCAATCTCTTTCTCTGCATTCTTTAATACATATTTAACGACTTCATTAGCAGTTTTAATATCTGGTAATGCAGTCATTACTGGGCCACGACCATATCTTTCGCCAGCAATCTTAGACCATCTGAATACAATCCAAGGTGATGTTTCAAAGTAATCTTCAAAGATAACGTGTTTAGTTGATTCTTCAATCACTACATAAGAATAGTTATTCTCATCTGGGTTATAAATAGTTCCTTCAATGATAGCAATCAACTCATCTGGTTTCTCTTCTTGCATTCTTGCAGCTTGATCGGAGATAGTACCCTTAGGCCATACTCTAGTTAAGTCTCTTGCTGATACTTCGTGGTTTCTAAATACTGTTTCGATTGTACCTCTTGGGCCATCTTCTACAATTAACTGTGCTAATGGAACAGCAGTAAATTTAAGTTTGTTTTCACCTTCACCTTGTTCAAGAAGTAATGCACCTGTTCCTACTGCTAGATCGAGGAACGCTTCATTTGCTTCTGTTGCTAGATTAGATTGATTAATATGAGTAAAGAGTGTATTAGTTACATCTTCAAGTTGCTCATCGATTTTAGTTTGTTCTGATTTAGGTATTGCTGAACCAGCTGCTAACTTCGCCCACTTCTTAAATGGTGGTATCAATGTTGATTGAAGTCTGGATGCAAATCTTTGTGTAGCTACTAATGCGGTTGAATCATATATACGATGATTCTTCTTCTGACCTTTCTCGTATTCAGTGAATATCTCACGCTGTGGTAGAGCATATTCATAACACTCTTTCCAGTGCATTTCCCAAGTAGTACGATAACGCTTTGCAGTCTCGTATCTTTTTACAAGAGCGTTTACAGCACTTGCATTATCTTTAAAATTTGGCATTTGTTTATCCTAGTGTATCTGTCAATCCTGTTTCACTTCCAGATAATAATGAATAACGGCCACGTCTTCTGCGTGCTGTTCTTTTTGTATCCATCTTAGCTTCATATTGCTCTTTACGAGTTTCTGCTGCCACTCTTTGTTCTTGTGCTTTAACTGCTTCCGATTTTGGTGGAGCTTTCGGTTTCATAAATCCCATTGTAATTCCTCTCTAAATATTTTGATAGTTGTTTAGGTGTCATCACCCACCAAGCTCTGATGCCTAGTAAGTGCTTCATTATGGTAACACAAGTTAATATTCCACGCATAATGAATTTATTTTCCCTAGACTTCCTAATATACATTACTTTATGTCCTAGTGAAAGCATAAGTTGTGGCACATTATCCTCTGGGCCATACGGCATTACTTGTACTTCTAACCAAGAACCGAACGGTTCGATTAGCACCCAGTTGTATCCATCCCATCTAATAGCAAAACAATGTCTGTAACCTGGTGATGTAAATATATCCCAGATATGCCATCTCCCACCATCAGCAAAGACAATGTACCAGTCTATTTCATTCTCTACTAATTCAGCCACGATGTGTTTGCTTGAGGTTGTACTGTGTTTCTAGGTTTGTTGGTATCTCTGTATGCAATAGCAAAGTATCTAAAAGCATCTGCAAAGTGTGATGACCAATCGTGTAATGGATTGTTCTTGTACACTCCCTTTCTTTCATCAAACTCTTTTCTGTATCTTCTTAGTGCATTGAGTCCATCTTTCGTATGTGTCTTCTCAAAGTAACATTTAGGAAGAATAGCTCTTGCTGCGTGAATACCATCTTCTATTGTTAATCTTGGCACAACTCTGAATCGAATACCTAACTGTCTTGCAGTCTCTAGTCTTGATTTGCCTGTGCCTAGTTCTCTTACTTGTATATCGTGCGGTGCATAATGCTCACCCATAATACATTGATGTTTAGTTCTCCAGTCTTGCAAGTATTGTATGTAATGATTCAGACCTTCACCTTGATTCTCATAAGCGTGTACGACTCTGACTTCCATACCTACTTGCTGCACAAACCATATTGCTGTACTATCTGATACACCTAAGTCCCAGTAAGTATTCACTGGTATTCCTGGTTCAACTGCAAATGACATTATCTGACTTGGATCGATGAACTTAGCATAATAAGCTCCATCTCTGTTAGATAGAACCTCACCTTCCCAAACGTGGTTATACAAGTCTTCATTTTTATCTTTCAGCTGCACTCTTTCACGTTCTAACTCAATAGGAAACCACGGATTGTCATTGTAATTAACTTTAACTACATAACTATCTTCTGGTGGATCGACAACAAATCTTTGATAAGTATCATCCATCTCATCATTCGGGTTGAACGATACCCATATCTCACTGCCTTGTTTACGGATAGTAGGAATAGTAGTCTCCCACGAACTAAATGTGATACTCTCGGCTTCCTCGCACCAAACTATGTCTAATCCTTCCATTGATTTAATCTTAGTAATGTTAGACCTAAGACCTTCAAACAAGAATCTACTACCATTAGTACCAATTATCTGTGTCTTTTGTACCTCAAAGTATTCTTCTAGTTCTAGTCTTTTGATTGTATCTGCAAGTAGTTGCAATACTGAGTCTTGTATCGACCTCTGTATCTCCCTGGCACATAACACTCTGATTGGTTTCTTCCACGCTGCAACAATAAGTAGTTGCGCTATTGACCAAGACTTACCAGAACCTCTACCACCATAAGCTATCTTGTAACGATGTGGTTCAAGGAATGGTTTAAACTTCTTGATTATCTTCAGATTGATGTTCTTCTTCGGCATCGACAATAGTAATAGTTACATTGTTATCTTGAACTGAATCACTTTGCAGGTTTATGTCTTTTGTATCTGCATAACCTCGATCTCGTAAAATACTTGGTGCAAACTTATTCAATACAATAGGATTTCTATCAACAAAGATGTGTTTAAATATCTCTTGTTCTACCCTATCTTTCAGTCCTTCTTTGACTTGTTCTACCGCCTGTGAAAATTTGTCACTTTCGTGTCCCCACCTATAAAAAGTCTGTCTTGATATATCTGCTTTATCGCAAGCGTGACTGATGTTACAGTTAGATGACAGATAAGCATTGATAAATTTAAGTTGATTGTCAGTCAATCCATCACCAATAAGTAGTGTCATTTCATTCATCTTTTGTACCCCATTGCTGTGTAATACAAATCATCTGGATGAGGTAGAGTAAATTGCCACTCGGCCATAAACATATCTATATCTGTTAAGAACTGTGCAAACTCATCTACCTTCAACTTACTTGTGCTGCGTAGTGTCTTTATAACTTTGTCGCTCTTAGTCTTGACTTGTTCATAACCTAAGAACTTTTCTACTAAAATTGTCTTCATAGCATCATTAGTATAACCTAGCTCTTGTGCAATTAAACCTATCCATAAATGCAGTAACGAGTTTTGTGCTGTTGATCGAGTCACTTTATACGGCCTTATATCTATGATTGCTTTATCAACATCTGGGTTATCTCTATAAAATTCTTTGACCGCAGCTTTAAATATATTTTCTTTAGGTTTGTCTTTCTCAATAACTTTCATAGTATGCCTTGGCTACACATAAGTTCTTGTGTTCTTTTCATTCCTAATAAGTGTGTTAATAATAATTCTTCTTTACTGTAATTGCTTTTCTTTCTACCATCAACAAGGTCGTGACAGTTTTGACAAGCATAAGCTCCGTGTATATCTAAACACTTCATTGCCATACCGCCACCATTGATATGCGCTAACACAACAGTTTCTGTTCCAGGAAGACATCCTTCTAGTCTTAATGTACAAACTTGGCCTCTGGCTGATTCAGTGAACTTACTCATTGTATTTCATTGACCTCAACTTTAGCATTACCATTTGGAGTAATATCTCCACGTTCTATATACAAAGCATCTATCTGACTATCATCTTCCCATACACATCCAGTCAGACTATCTAACAATGCTTTAAGATAATTATCTAAATCACGTTTCCTTCTATCTGGTGGATTCAATATGATGTTTACAGCTAGTTTCTTATCAGTAAGTTTAGATGCGCCTATGAATGATTTGACTTTGTCTTTATAGTCTCTACCATTCTTAGATATGATTGCCTGACATATATTTCCACGAGCAAGTGATCGATAATATGTATTAACACTTGGTGGGAACGGAATAGTTAATCGACAGTTATATTTATCTTTGCTAACTTTTAGGTTATTGTAAATATGTTTAATAACTTCTACAGTCCAACCATTTCCTAACATTTTATATCTTTGAGTATTTGATACACCCTCTGTGTAGTTATCTGGAACTGTCTGTAATCTTTCACATTCTAGTGGAGTAAGTTTACGATATGTGCATCCATCCCAATGGTTGTAATCTGGATTAGAAGCAGTAAGAGTATTACACTTTTCTCTCATAGCTCTACCACGTCTAGTTTTACTGTTAGGATGAGTATTATCAAAACATTCACCAGGTTGAATCTCTGCATAACCTTTTTTAGTTGCCTCTTTAATCATCAAGACACCATCATTAATCAATATATTAGGTTTAGTCACAGTATTAAGTGTTGGTGATTTACCAGTATCTTTATAGACACGTTTGTTTATATCGTGACCTTCTAAGTCTAATGCTGTTGCAGCTTGATGACACAATGCAGTTTTTCTATATTCTCTTAATTCACACGGGCCTGTTTTTACTTCTTCACTGAAAACTAATTGTCTTCTGCTTTTATTAATATATTGATTTAGGTCTCCACCTTTGTAATAATTTGCATCAATGCAATAAGACTTGTCTCTATCTACTTGACCATCTTCTAACACATCTTTAAGAACTATCTTTCTATCTTTTGGCTGTTCTATGCCTTCAATGTTAGTCCAGTAATATCTTTGTCTGCTTTGTGCAGAGACTAATGCGCTGTTAATTAATATTTTATTAACGTGACCCAGAGCTTCTTGTGTGTGGTGTGTAATGTAAGACTCAAACTCTGACTTCATCTTAACATTCTCCATTAAATACTTTGCATCAGGATTGTGTTTAAGAACATTCTGGATAATATCTAACATAGTCCAGAACAACATACCTCTTGGGTCTCGATCACCTAATTGATTACCCGCAACTGACCAGGCTTGACAAGGAAATCCACCACTAACTAAATCAATAGAAGACCAATCAATATCCCAAGAATCCCACTGGGTTACATCTCCAAGTTGTATGGTGTTTGGATAATTCTTTTGTGTGACTTCTATTGCATACTTATCAATTTCAGCTGCATAGTATTTATCTACATCATATCCTAACTGATCGAGAGCAATCTGACCACAAGACATTCCATCAAATAAACTTAATACATTCATTGTACAGTCATTGTTGTAGTGTTATCTCGAATCAATATCAGAGCATCATCAATCAAGTCATCAATTTCTCTGTCTTCATTAACACGCTGCATCATCTGTAAGATTTCAACAAGTTCTTCTATAAATTCAGTGCTGTCCATCTTTATATTTCCTTTTTAACCAATATTTGTATTTTCTAACATACTCGTTTAATGACATACAGTTTGGTTTTTTTTCAACACAACACTTTTCACGAGTCATCTTTCCATACATTAAATTAATGAAACCTCTAAAGTTCATCAAAGCTTTTTTCTTTTCCAAGATAACAAGAGATACCATATACACACCAGTGTACTGTCGGACTATCTTGTTTCATTCTGTGATAAAGAGCTGCGGTAGAGATACCTAACATATCTGCAAACTCTCTTTGTGTTAAACCAAGTTTCTTGATTTCTGCTGGAATTGAATGATATTTTATTTTCATAGTGTCACCTTTAAATACCTAATCAATTATATCAAATACTTTAAGGAATGCTAGAAGAAAATCTAACGCACTATGTTTGTTTTTTCATTGCTAAAGCAATCGAAACTCTCTTAGTATTGCTACGCACTCACTTCGTTCGCTTGTGGATTTATAAATCCTTTTTTTTATTTAACAAGAAGGTAAGTTACTTCGGGTAGTAATGTGGAGGGAGTTAGTTCCGAACAAAGAAATCCCTAGACTCAGTTAAGAGTCCAGAGAGATTACTTCGGTATAGTAACGCATCAATCGTCAAATCCGAAACAGTATCTAATACAATCATACTGCTTGAGGTTCTCGCCCACTTGTATGTGGCCCATCCTTTGCAACCTCACACTAATCTAAAACACTGCACTGGAACTATTCCCAAATGAGTTCGTAACGACAGCAAATTCTTGTTGCCGACTTATGATTAGTATCAATCCACAAATGTCCGTTTGATGGTTCTCTTTTTTTTATCCAGGTGTGAGTGAAACATAAAATGCTAGACATATCACCTGTCGGATTTTTATAGTATATAAATTTTTTTAGGCAGAAAATCTATTTTTTTTCTTGACTTGTTATCAAATATATTTATACTTTACTATGAATATGCAATATATTCACTATTTAATAAGTAAGGAGAAGCGTTAATATGAACGGAAATAGAAAACAAGTAATCAATGCAATCATTGATGGTATGAAATCTGAAGCGATAGAATCTATTAAGGGTTGGGACGAACATAGAGATTCTACATTTGAAGCACACAATCATTGGTCGAGTCTTAGAAACAACTGGACATTTGAATCAGATTGGTCTGAACTTAAATCTAAAAGACATCTTGCACCACAAGTGGCACTATTTAAGGTACTTGGAGAATGTGATGATGACTGTATCGATATTTGTTTTGCAGATGGTAGTTTCGAGAGTTTCTTTGATGGCGAACTTGTAATAGACAAGATGAAGTCTTGGGATGCAGATTCTTTTGACTTTAAATAGGGAGAAGAAAAATATGGACAGAACTAATGACATTAATTGGGTTAGACACCCAGAGTTTGATGCTGCACCAGCAGATTACAAAGAAGAACTAGAATCATTCAAAGATTATGTTGAAGAGACTTGTGTTGAGTTTGAACACAATATTCCCGATCACACAATGCACAAAGAGTTGTGGGTAGAGAATGAACAAGAAGTCGATCAATATATGGATGTTCTTTATCACGAGGCCAAGAACGACTATTCTTGGGATTTCACTGACATACTAAACAAGATACTAATCAATAAGTTTGGTAAAGAGTTTATGAGTAAATATACAAATATAGAGGAGGAATTATGATTTTGATGGATGAGAATAAAGTTAATTTTTGCATAGGTCTTGGAGAGGGTATTGGCAAAGGCCACATAACAACTGAAGAAGCTAACTTAATTCTTAGTGGTCGTAAGATTGCTGATCGAGAGTTTGCTGACCCAGAGGTTAGAGCTGAGTATGAAAAGTTTATTGATAAATGTGAGGAACAGAAATGAAATTGAATTGTAAATCAGATGTTAGACATACATTAATTGTATATCCAGAGAGTCGTGATGATGCGATGTTATTAATCGCATTAGTTTGGAAAATGCAATTAGCAGATAGAGATATTGATAGGTCTAATTTAGTAGAAGTATTGACTTCTGGGTATATATCAAATCCAGAATCAATTAGAAGAACGAGTGCAATCTTGCAAAACATTCACCCAGAACTGCGTGGTAAGAAGTGGATGGATAGAAAGAAGTACGCTAAGGATGTAGTTCAACAAATCCGTGAAATCGAGGAAGAAGAATACAACCAATATGAATGGGAGAAGTTATAATGGACTTGATAGAAGTGACATTTGTAGCAGTTCTGTTTTATATGCTGTATGAGTTCAGTGTAATAATCCAGGAACAATATGAATATGAGAAGAAATTTTTTAAAGATAGGGAGAAGCGTAAATGAACCACGAAATACCAGAAGCCATTTTAAATAAATTAAAAGAACACGGCTTACACACAAAAGACAATTACTGGCAGTTAAAACAAAACAAACTGTGGATTGTTAAACACAAAGCATTAGAGAAGTTAGCAATCGCAGAGGGTATTGTATTTGATATGCCACAAATGATTGAGAACGACACATCTAACAAAACAGTTGCAATGATTGTCCAAGGAAGACTTGGAGATAAAGTTGAATGGTCAGTTGGTGAAGCTGCACCAGGGAACTGTATGAATAACTATCCGTATGCAATGGCTGAGAAACGAGCAAAGGATCGAGTCACATTAAAATTACTTGGTGTGTCTGGTGATGTCTATTCTGAAGATGAGTCAGATGACTTTAAACAACAAAAAGAAACAGAAGAAAAAAATCGTTTGAATCAGTTTACACCCAGTCAGCAGATTGGTCTTGCAGTGTTCGGATTTAAAGAAATGATTACTAAGTGTGATGATACGGAAGCGTGCATTAAGATATTTACTGATATTAAAAATCACGAACCATCATTAAGTAAAGAAGCGATTGATTCACTTTATAACCACGCTTGTAAGAATGAGAACATCGATGACAATGAGTTATATGATGTAGTACAAACTATCGGTAACCCACCAGAATAAGGAATAAATATGTTAGGAATTAATAAAGTAATAATAGTAGGTAATATTGGTCAATTAGAACATCGTGATGCACAGAATGGTTCTATTGCTAAAATGAGTGTAGCAACATCAGAATCTTGGACTGACAAGAACACTGGAGAAAAGACTGAAACAACTGAGTGGCATCGTGTCGTTGTGTTTGGCAAACTTGCAGATATTGTTGGCCAATACTTTCAGAAAGGGAATAAGGTCTATGTTGAAGGAAAGCTGCAAACAAGAAAGTGGCAAGATGATACTGGACAGGATAGATACACCACTGAGATTGTAGTTAATACCTTTGGTGGTGTTATTCAGAATCTATCACCGAAGAATGGTTCACCAGTCAAAGAAGAACCAGAACTTAAAGTAGCAACTGTTGCTGATGGTTTTGCTGATGACATCCCGTTCTAGTATGCAAACGAAACCAGAAAAGATATACAGCATTGGCGGTAAGAAATTTACTGTCAGTGATGTATGTGATAAATACAGAGAACTGCACGGCAGTGAAATAAAACGCACCGCTGTGCATAATCGTCTTGGCAAGGGTTGGACATTTGACGAATTAGTTCAGAAGAAACACACAGGGTATATTAGAAACACAGGGATATATACTACTAATCACGCAAAGTCTTTAGCAGAAGAAAAAGACGAACGTAATGATTTTTTAAAAATATTTAATAAGGGGTTTAGATAGATTAAGTGGGTCAGAATTGTGGATTGTGGTTGCTTCGGGTGAAGAGGTGAACTGACCCAATGCCTAATATACAGTATATTTACTATTTAAGTAAAGATTTTTTAGTTCTATAAGCTTTGTATGCACGATCAGCTGCACTCTTAGACTTATACATACACTTACCTTTACCTATCTTGTATTTGTTATTGCTGCATTTATATACTGGCATAACTTAATTATAACTGGTGTCCATAACTACTGCATAGATAATAAACTAAACTTAAATAACACCATATATATGGTTAATAAATACAGTAGAAACGGACATAGAGTGGGTAGGCGAGGAGCGTTTGAGGAACACTTATCAAAAATTGATGGAAATAACCTACCCAGAAACTAAGATACACTATTTTTTACAATTGCAACCAGTTTTTTGTCCATTACATTGCTAGTGGGTTAGAGTTTCTATTATCAATCTTGTTCTCTGCTTTTTCAATATCTCTCATAAGATTTGATATTTTAGAATCTAGAGCATTTATTTTTTCTTTCATACCAACAATAGACTCAGAGTTAGTTTTAACTTGATTAGTCAAATTTGGTCGTTCTTGTAATTTAATAATTGCATCTGAATTAGCAGTTACTCGACCACTCATAGGTGCATCATCATATTCTGGTGTTTTTTCGTGTGCTAATGTTTTAACTTCTGCAACATCATCAAGCATATTTAAGTATTCTTGATAAATTACCATACCTGCCCAGATAAGACCAGATACTGCTACAACAATCGTAACAATCCATTGTGCAGACACTTTCTTACCTGCCAATGCTTCGTTAATAACATTTAGTATTGCTTCCATACCAATTTGTTCCTTTATAAAAATCTCTGTTATTGAATTGAATATTATTATTTAATGCAATCTCT